TTCAATGGCAAGGTCTTTGTCCTTCCTCGAAAAGTTTAACGTGAGCGGTCTTCCGTACTTTATCATGCCCTCTATTTCTTCCTTTAGCCTGAATGGCTGAATTGAATCCGGGTTTGGTCTTTCTCCCTGCATGGTTAATTTCCTCTTTTCATTTAAGACCCGCCGCCGCGGTCATGCGCAACGACGAGTCTTTTGTACTAGGTGCCTCGCTACCGCTCGGCGTACAGTGTCACGGTACACGGTGTACGGTGACTCAACTAAGGGAAGCGGAGCGGCCCCCGAGGTTGGCGTCGGAAGCGGAGCGCGGACTGTTGAGGTCCGAGACGAACACGCCAGCGTAAGCGCCGCGGCCCCAGGCGCCACCACGACACAGACAACGCTCATCCTCTCCGTTATTTACGTAGAACTGATCGCCGCCGTATGTAGCGTCAATTCCTGTGCCACTAAGAGAATCAGGCAGCATAGCAAGAGACTTAAGGATAAGCTTTGCTTCGTCTCCGATCGAAGAGTCGCAAGTTACGTCCTTGAAAGAGCATCCTGCATTTGTCTTGGTGTGGGCTATTGTTGTTGAATAGGTCCACTTTGAGCTGATAAGGTCAAGCTTAACTGTTCCCTGGGTTGTACCTGTTCCGTCAGGATCTACAAGTGAACCGTCAGAAGCCTTAATAGCTTTCCAAGCACTTGATGAAGCGGAAAGGTCGCAAGTAGGATCTGCTGCGTTGTTGTCAGCAATAATCTGTACTTCGCCCTGAACGAGTCTAAGACCTGTGCACCACTCCCATACGTTACCGTTGAGGTCCCATATTCCTTCAAGTGTGCCGTCGTGTGACCATGTTACAGGGCCAGTGCCGGTTGCAACTCTCTGTACTCTGTTGCTTCCGTCCCTTGCCATTGAAGGGATAGCCTTGTAAAGAGTCTCTGATACATCCTTGCCGTAGTTGTTATTTCCTTTAGGCTCTGATCCGTTCTTGTGGCACCACAAAGCAACTGCGGCCCACTCTGCTGCTGTTATCTCGTGGAAGTCTCCGCCCTTAGCACGGTTGTAAGATACGAATGTATCAAGGCCGGCGCTTGCGCTGGGGTCTTCTGATGGGAGTGAGTAAGCACGTCCGTTGTAGTGGTGAGTCTGAAACTTTCCGAAGTAGAATCCGTCTATCTCCACGCCGTTTACTCTGAAAGCGGGAAGCACTGTGGTGTCGTCTGTGTCGAGCACGTCACATCTTCTCAGCTTAGGGATGTAAACCATGATAGAAGGCATTTCCTTGTCGTCATACTTAATCACGTTTGTAGGGCAAGCCGCTTTAAGGGCCAGCTCTGAAAAATCAAAATTTGCCATTTTCTTTTATTCCTTTCTTAGTTAATCAGTATTCCTTCGATTGAGAAAAGGTACAGTGTTACGTCGTCTGTGTTGAGCGGGATAGGGCGATACTCGGTTGTCTGCTCTTCTCCTTCGCCCTCTATGATTTCCTCGTACTCTCTCTTAGGGATTTCAACCTGAGCAACATAGAATCTTCCCTTGCTCATTACAAGGAATCCCTGGTTGTCTGCCATGATATCAAGAGTTACGTCCTCGTCTCTCTGATATCTGTCGAGTCTGATTACCAGCTCGTCGTCAGCGAAAGAAAGCTTGTAGCCTCTAAGCTCATAGTCAATCTTTCTACCGGTGTTCTTCTCAATTACCTTCATCAACTTTTCCTCCTTATGCTGATATCTTAGGGTCAGTCATTCCGCCACTGATGCGGACTGCTACCTTAACTGTGGTTGCGCTGCCATCATTCCGCCTGAATACTCAAGGACATTGACTTCAACGGAGTAGTTGGTATTCTCTCTCATGTTGGTAAGAGCTACCGTGTTCTCTTTGTTGTTGAATGGCCAAGGAAGGGCGTTCATTGAAAGGGTGAGTGTCTTAAGCTCGTCCTCGTAGTTGTACTCTTCCTGCCTGTTCTTGAAAGCCATGATCTGTAATGCAAGGGAGTTGTCAGAAGCTCCGATTTCCAGGTTGTTGAAGTGTGCCTGGTCCAGTAAAGTCCCCTGCTGGATTATCTGCCCCTGCTGATCTGTTACATGGTCTTTCCAATAACTGCGATCATACATTTATTTTTGTCTCCTTTCCTTAAGACTCTTCGATAAGTGGGAACGTAAACCGCAAGAGTGCTGAGTTTAATGTCCCTCTTGTCAGACTGATTGTCTGCTGCCCGGCGAGTGCATCATTTCTGTCAAGCACTCTTACGGCCGTGATTTTGTCATTGACTCCGAAGCTCGGAACATTGACAAACACAACTACATTCGTGCCTATCACCTGCTTGTCGTTGATCTCGCCATCACGCCATACGCCCCCGATTTGGTACTGAAAGCGGACCACCGCTCTAAGCAGCTCCTGTCGCCGTGCATTTAAGAAGTTTTCTGTAAAGAAACTCATGGTGTCCCTCCTTTTAATATTCTGCGGAACAGAAGCGTGTACCGCTCTGATCCGGTGTTTCACATACATCTAATATGACTGCACTCTCAGTAAGCTTTATAGCCTGCCCTTCCTCGTTTGTAGGAAGGGACAAGCCACAAGTTCCCTGGTACATGAAGTAAGGGTTTTGTATTCCGTACTGACCAATCATGCGCTACCTCCCGAATATACAAGACCGCATCTATAGTCTCCGGTCGTCTTAGAAGATACTCTGTAGCCGTCTACCATGCCCTTTGTCTTCTCGTTTCCTTCCAGCGAATATCCGAGGTGCCCTGTTGCCGGGATCATGCCGGTAAGGTCAACGCCTGCCGGTTCATGCTCAATGTTCCAAGCACCAGCGGAAGCGGAAAGCTCCATTCCTTCGCCCACCGTATAGCCCATAATTGCCGGACTAGGAAGTGTGCCGGTAAGTTCGGGTGAAATAAGGAATCCTTCGGGATTTGGCCTTGTAATGATGGGATCGTTTTCACTCCATCCAAGATGTGACGGCTCGTGATATGTTCCACAATAGATAGTGCCGCAAAATGGCTGTGTATACTTCCAGCTCTCTAATGTCTCTTTGATGATCAGTGCGTGCTTTACCATGTATGACATGGTGTCAAGGTGTGCTGACCATCTTTTAGAAGAACAAAGCTGCTTCTCCATTATCTCCGGGTCATACATTACTATGGGGTCGTCGTCACTTGATCCCGATATATCAACATATAGTCTGTATGTTCCCGGTGTCCCCAGGTACTCAAACCACTCTTCGAGATATGTTCCGGGGTTTATGGAATCAGCCTGCAACCTTACGGCTCTTACTGTTCCCATAATCCTTCGTATCTCTATGGCGGTCTCTATGATCCTTCTTTTTCTGTCTATCGAAAATGAGGGGTCGTACCAGTCTATCTTCCAGTTGACCGCCAGTACATCGAGAAGTTCTTCGGGGAGGGTATCTATTGCGGTGTATATCTGCGAGTTCTTCGCATACAGTAACGTGGTCTTGTGTACATTCTCTAAAGCCTCTGAGATAGTTTCCGCCCAGCCCTGTTCTGCAACTATGCTAGGCAGTCCGTCAATGATACGTGCATCCTCAAGGCTTTTAATCATCTTCAAGCCCTCCGTAGGTTATTGTTTCTGTCCCAACTTTCGGTATCTGAGTATCGGTTATGACAGTATGTACAGGGTAAGTAACTGTGACTCTCTTTGCCCCGGCTTCCCTTATCACCTTGATAAGCTCTGTAGGGTTAATATCCCTTCCAAGGTGTCTCTGCCAATTCTCGAAGCTCGCTATTGCTGCCTCTACCTGAGACTTGATTGTTGCTGCTGACTGACTCTGCGAAGTTGCTATGTAATATGTCAGAGTCACGTTGTAGGTCACTTCCTCCGGGTTTAGTACGTCCACGTCGTCCGATAATGGTCTCTTGTCCTCTGCGGAAAGATAAGCCTTAAGGCTTGCCCTCTCCGTTGAAGTAAGAAGCGCTCCCTGGTCGGTCACTGCATAAATGTTGATCTCGCAAGGGTTAGGAGTCACCACCTTAACGTCTGCTATGTCCGCTCTCCATTCCTTCGTGTAATACTCGTAAGCATCACGAGGACCTGCTGAGGAAAACTGAGACGGTGCAAGGTATATCCTCTCTGTCAGTGCGTCGTCACTTTCGATATCTATTCCGCCGGATGTGACTGTTGTGTTTGATACGCTGGATATAAAGGGGATGGGGTCTACTAAGGTGTCAACCGCCCCCGCTTCAAGGCCGTTTGGTGCAGCTCCCGGCACTTCCGCCTGTACAGTAGTATCTACGTAAGTTTCACCTGCCGGTATCTCAGCATATTCAAGTGTGTTGAAGTAATAGCCGCTCTGCGACCTTACTCTTGTTCCTGCCGGTATCGGTACGTATGTGTTAAGTGTTCCCTGGATGGAGAATCTTTCAGTACATATCGCCCTCTCTGCCGGTTTTCTCACAAGCCCTAAAAGGGCTGCGAGATTATCAAGTGAATCTCCGGTGGCAGTCTTTAAAAGCTCCTGCTTTCCCTTAATATCTACATACTGCATGGTCTGATACTCAATAAGAGCGAAAGCCTGCATCATTAGATACTTGGGGTCTGCCTCTCCAAGGTCCGGGTCTACCCCGAATTTCTCCTTGTATAGGCGCTTGTACTCGGAAATTACCTGATTTTTGAGTTCTTCAAGGCTCATGTTCTCAATAAAGCTGATCTCAGGGATATTCTCTAGCTGCTTTATATCAGACAATTTCTATCACCACCTTACTTTTTAGATTTCCTGCTTTCGCTCCCTCTGCTCCCCAGTCCACGCGAAGGACTTTCGCCCTGGGTTCATAGCGTTTTGTTTTTGCGATTACTTCCGCTATATACTGAGCCTGTGTAGATGGGTCGGGATGGTCCACAAGATCTATTGAAATACCGAAGTCTCTGTCAAGTGCCTGTTCCCCCGCCGTAGTGCCATACAAGACTTGGAGATTTCTGTATATTTCCTCTTTAAGGCTTTCGTCTGCCGTTCCGGCTGTTATCTCAATGTCTACATCCTGGTACATACTCACTCCTTATACATATTCCTCAATCGTCATGTTAAGTTTCATTTCAACGCATACATCATTTGAAAGGATCTTATGCTCAGAGTCCGTTAGGGCTGTGATCTTAAACATATTTTGGGATAGAGGGCGGTTGCCTATAATTAAATAGTCCGCCTTGTGGTCTTCGGAAGCCCTCTGAAAAGCATTAAATACCGTCCAGGGGTCTATGCCGTCCTGCAATCTTAAGAGAATGTCAAAAGTGTATGTCCTTAGTTTCTCTCCTACCCACTGGCTCTTGCCCTTTCCGCCTATCATGTTGTGTATCGCCCAGTCGCTACCGTGCTGTCCTGACAGATTGGAAAGAGTTAATATCCGTCTGTCGTTTACCTCGAAAAAAACTCCCATGAAATAGCCTCTCATTTATGGCCTCCTTATGGATGCGTCCAAGCCGGTGCATCAATGTTGACTTTGATCGGGCTTTTAATGGTTATCTCCCCGGTCTTTTTTATGGTTATCTTGCAGCCGTTTATATCAAACACTACGTCACCGGATGAAGTTGTATATTTGTATTCCATACTTTGAAGAGCTTTAATATCGCTCTTTACGGTCTCCTTGACTTCGCCCTTTATCTCCACCTTATCAACCTTAGCGTTGGCCTTGATGGAGCTTACACCCTGCTCAGTTCCGGCCACGAAATCAAAGAATGTGCCTGCAACTATGGAAATGTTCTTCCCGGCTTCCATTGTGGCAGCTTCCCCGGCTTCTATACTGGCGTTTGTTCCTGCCGATATTCCCACACCGGCGGCCGCCATTATGGAAGCCGACGCAGAATTTGATTTAAGCTGTAGCTGCTGCTCTGCAATAAGGCTTATAGAGGTCTGTGCCTCGTCAAAGATTTCTCCGTTTGTCGTTCTTCCTGTCCGTTTGGGGGTAAACTGCTGGTAGACTCCGGTGTTGGCATCGTACCTTGAGTAAGCTTCTCCGTATGAATTGGAATACTCCTTGCGGTATAGCCCCTTGTAGCCCTCTTTGGGCTTGTTGGTCTTATTCCACACGTTGCCCAGGGTAGTTCCTGCTATGGTGCCGTTGGAGTTATGGGAGACTGCTACTATATCACCTACCTGCGGCATCATGTACTCGCCGTGGCTCATGGCGTTAATCTCTTTGGTTACGCTGCGGCCTCTGTCCTGATAAACGACAGTATATGTACCGGCAGCGTAATTTATTGCGCTTACCCTTCCTGTTCTGTTGATACTCTCTACTGCCATTTTTTCTCCTTGAAATGACGAAAAAGTGTGTTTTGATAACAAATAACGCACGTTTTTGACATTATTTTGTGTTTGAATAACACTTTTTCGCCTCGAAAAGTTTAATTCATTTTCTAGCTACAGTATTCCGCTGGCACCCATCCGGTTACGTTCTTACCTACCGGAAGCTTTTCGCAGCGATCCGGCGAGTTGGTGATACGATAGCGGTTGTTTACAAGTATTCCGTCATAGAAATAGAATGTGCCGGACTTGTAGCAGCTTGGTTTTGATGCAGTTGATGTATAGTAGAACGGTGCATTTGAAAGTGTTACTGCCTGCTTTGCCGCTACTGTCTTTGCTCCTGCTGCCGCTGCCGCATTTGTGGCAGCCGACGTTGCCATTGAGGCAGCCGGTGAGTTGTGAGCATATTGTGAGTTGTAGCTTGTGCTGCTTGAATGATCTGACTCATAATACTGGATGTCTCCGCCCACTTCCCAGTAATAGAAAGGCTGTTCCACTCTCGAACACTCAAGGGATGTTTTAAAGCCGCCTGAGCGGTCAAACGAATGTGTAACCTTGTCTACGAAATACTTTCCGTTTATCGCCTTACCGTAGCCTGTTATGTTGATACAGTTACTTGAGGCTATATCCCAGTCGCCAGGAAGCGAAAGGGAACATTTACAGGTGCCGTGATTTGCATTGTTGATCTCTGCGCAAAGCTGTACCTGAGCGTCATAGACGCTTGTTGCCCTTCTTGATACGTTCTTTGTATGTGTTCCGCCACCTACTGAGGCGTATATGTCACAGTTCTTATCCGGGTCGGTATAGGAGAAGTAGCCGCCTGTGAATGTTCCGCTTAATGTATTGGTAAAACTGAAAGACCCCTGGATAATATCTGTTCTGTCAAAGGTCCTTACTGCCAGCTTTCCTTTATACTGTTCGCGGTCATAGATCCATAAGTGCCTTGCGTAGATCTTAAGGATAAGTCCGTATCTTTTGCAAAGGTCGTTGAGGTATGAAGAGTCTGTGTCTTCCTGCTCGTCTCCATCTATGGCGTAGTCGTCTGCGTCGTAAGTGAATCCAAGGCCGTATCTCTTGGCGATATCGTAAGCAATCCTCTGAACGGTCGTATTGCTCCATACCACTTCTCTTTCAAGCTCCGAGAAATTGGTGTCTGCCGGTTTAGCTACTCCGTTAAAGCGAAGGGTTGTAGGAGTGTCGTTATAAGCGATATCGTCTAAACAGAAAAGCCCACACTCAAGGCCTTTGTTGTCTCCTTCTTTGTCCCAGTTGTAGCCTGTGACTGCTGCATAGATACTGGCTCCCTTATAGGGCATCCAGTCCGAAGCCCACTTTTTATCCTGAGCATTTATAGTGATTTCCAGTGAGTCGGAGTTGTCCGCTGCGCTGTCAATATAACTCATGGACTCAATGTCGGCACCGATCAGCTCGTTAAGTGGTGTTTTTTCGTAGAGTACATTTAACTCTATATGCCGGGTATCAATCATAATTTGCCTCGTACTTCCAAGGCGGCAGTGTGCCAGCCCTTGTCTCAGTCAAGGCGGGGGTCTTAAGTTCAACCCCCGCACTGAAAATAAAAGTCTCGATATGCTCAGGATTTGCGGCCATGAGTACGTCTGCTTTTAGTTCACTTCCGTAAACCTTCTTAGCTATGCCGTCCCATGTGTCACCGCTTATCGTTGTATAAGCCATCTTAGTACCTCGTTCTCTGTTCTCTTCTTACCATCTGTCTGTACCAGGTCTCAAACTCTGACTGCATCCTTGCTATTGCCCTATCCATTACTCCATCATCAGCGTTGCCGGTAATGGTAATCTGTGGCGAGAAGGTAACGGCTCCGCCGGTGTAACTATATGCTTCCCCTACGTCAGCAAGCTCTACCTCCTGCGGTCTTGCCAGTGCGTCCATGCCGAGCATCTTTCCGGCCTGCATCCACGTGGCTATGTTCTGATTTCTCACGCCGCGCTGGAAGGAGATAACCGCCTCTGTTCCCGCTTCGCCTGCGATAGATGGTCCATTAGTGAATCCGCCTCGTGCAAGGTAAGGAAGCTCAGGGAAGGACATTTGAAATGTTCCGCCGCCGATAACAGGTACCCACTCAGGAATCGTGATACCGCCACCAATAATTGAATTGATACCGGCGAACACTCCATTGATAAGTCCGATAACTGCGTTGAGTGGCATCTTTGCCAACTCTACCAGTGCGTCGAAGATACCGCCGAATATGTCACATACGCCCTGCCAAGCCTGCTCCCAGTTACCGGTAAATACACCTGTTAAGAACTCTATGAGTCCGTTGAATACCTGGATTATTGCATCAATAAATCCACCTATGTTGTCTGCAACATTACTTACAGCCGTTAATAGCTGCGGAAGTGCTGCGCTTGCAAATTGCATCACTGCTGTAATGATCTGCTGGATGTACGGCCAAGCAAATTGAATAGCCTGGTGAAACGATAGGCGCACAGTTTGTAATTGTTTGAAGTACAAGGGGCAGTGCATCATTTATGATAAAGTTTATGACCTCTTCAATGATGGGCTTTACATAGGTTATTGAAAAATCTACAATCTGCTGAATGACGTTCATTACAGATTGCAAGATTTGTACTATTCCGTCGAAAGCTGTTCCTGCATCCTCTCCGAAGAGATTAGTTATCGACTCTCTTAAAGGAGTCATAAGTTCTATAAGACCGGTTCCGAAGAGCCCCTGTATAAAGTCGCCTATTCCCTGTATCTTCTCAATGAACATATCGAAGATCTGTACTCCCTGATCTCCGAAGACGTTCTGAATAATATTTCTTATACCGTCCAGGTTATCACCCAAGATGCTGACGACAGCTATAATGCTTGAAATAACGCCGACTATCGGAAGTGCCCCGGAAAGTATCGAGCCGAAGACTCCCATTATGGGACCTGCCGCCGTGGTGATTGTTCCCACCAGTCCGCTTCCAAGCCCTCCTATGGCGCTCATAGGTCCTGCAAGCGCTCCGCCTATCGTACTGCCGACACTTGCGATACCTGATATAGCACCGCCAGCCATGCCTCCGACTTTGCCTAAAGCTCCGCCGATAAACTGTCCGGGCTTACTGCCAGCTATCGCCCCGCCCATGTACTGACCGAGCAAACCAAAACCTTGTCCCAGTCCTTTAAAGCCTTGTCCTACAAAACCACCAGCCTGTCCCAAAGCTCCGCCTATGCCGCTGACTATAGGATTTTGTTTCAGGTTTCCAAGCTGTCCGCCTACTGCTCCAAAGTAAGAGCCAAGTCCCTGTCCTACTTTTGTGTTTCCGAGCATATTCCCAATCATGCCGGTAAGGCCGCCGCCTTTAAGGTTTGACTGGAAAAGGCTTGTTCCCAAATTTTCAAGTGCTTTCCCTGACGTTTTAGGATTGAGCAAAGATCCCATATTCTGACCTGCTCCAAGCATCCCCATTATTCCGCTTCGTATGTTTCCGAAGAATCCACCTTTGCCCGAAGCCTGGTAGTGCATACCAAGGGCTGCGCCCTGTCCGAGCATCCCAGCACCGGATATAGCTGTACTAGCTGCGTTTTGTCCGCCCTTCCATAATCCGCCAAGGGTTGACAGTAAGCCGCCTCCTGCCTTGCCTGCTGCCCCGGCACCGCCAAAGAGAAGATTTCCACCAATTCCCAGCGCCGTATCAACGAGCGGTGCCATCTTCATAGCCGCAAAAGCCGCCGCAAGTCCGCCTATGACCTTTACAACCTGGTCACCATTATTTGCTACATAATCAAGTCCTTTTTGGATTGCCGGCAAGGCAGCATCTAAAGCATCACCCAGCTTTGATACTCCGTTACTTGCCAGGTCAGCTAATGTGCCTGCAAGCTGTGTAATCTCCGGTGAGTGCTTCCTTAGCTCGTTGAATACGTCAGTGAACATTTCAAGGAACTGCTTTTTTACCGGAAGAAATTCTGTTCCTATAGACTCCTTGAAAGCTCTAATTGAGTTTTCTAGCATCTTCTCCTGGGCTTTGGTCGTACCTGATTTGATATCAAACTCTCTGAGCATACTGCCCTCATAAAGTGATGGATCTTTCACCATGTTAAGAGCATCTATGTATGTACTCATATTGTTTGCTATCTTTGCGGCACCTTCCAACGACCAGTTGCCAAATAATTCTTTAATAGCCGCAAGTCGCTCATAGTCGGGTAGCGCATTGATAGCTTCAAATACGCTTAAGGTAGTCCCTACCGCGTCTTTCTGCATCGACTTGGCAACACCTACGGCGGTAAACCCTAGTTCTTGCCACCACACTTTCATTTTATCTGTGGCAGATTTTCCGTATGTCATGCGCTGGAACATATTTTTAAGCGCCGTTCCTGCTCTATCCGTGTTTACACCGGTTGCAAGCATGGCATCAGCCAGGGCCGCCGTTACGTAAACATCCGCACCAGCAATTTGTCCTATGCTACCTGCTTTATTTACAGTATTTGCCAATTCTGCTGCCGTAGTGGCTGAATTAGCCCCCAGATAGTTAATCTGATCAGCAAGTGTCATAACCTCTTCATGGGTCATGTTAAATGATTTCTCCCACTTTGCGGCGTAGTCACCAGCCAACTCAGCGTCAATATCCCATGCAGTACCTAGCATGGCGGCGTCTCTTAAGAATCCCTGAATATTTCCTTTGGCATCATAGTAAAGTAGGTCTGTTATACTTTTGCCTGATTGTCCTGCTGCCGCTGCCAGCTTTGTTAGTTCCTCTTGGGTGTAAGGAATCTGTGTACTAAGGTCATTGATTGCGTCTTTGACCATAGCGTAATTCTCTGCGTAAGTCTTACCGTTTCCTTCAAAGATTTTGTCGGGGCTTATCTGTCCCAGCTCGTCCGCCAGTCCGTCAACGTATTTAACTACGTTAGCCATTTGGTCTTCAAAGTCCTCTGCCTCTTTTACACAGTCTGCTACAAACTTGACTCCGGCTGTTCCTACTGCTCCCATAGCAGCAAGCCCTACAGTCCCTATCTTTGAAAGAGTTCTTGACAGGTCGCTTACCCTATTTTGTGTTATGCTCAAAGCTGAATTAAAGCTACCGTCAACTTTTCCTGCTATATGTATGCTTAACTCTAACGCGCCGTTTTTCGCCATTCCTCTGCTACCTCATTGTTTAGATCCACAAATTCCTTAATAGGCATATTCAGGTAAAAATCCACTCCGGTATGCGTTGAGGCTGAAAGCCTTATTGCGCACTTGCGAAGCGCCTTAGCTCCGCCCTTTACTCGAAAAAATCAGGATCATTTACGGCTACCCTGAGTTTTACAACTTCCTCGATGGGAAGTCCGGTAAAGAAATCTATTGGTTGCCCTGTAGACATACTGGCTATGATGCAGCAGTAAAGATAAAGAGCCGCAGTATCTACTACCTGGAAGCCCTCTCTTACAAGCCTGTTCTCTGCTTCTGACTCATTCATGCTCGTAATTTCAGCTATGCCGCTAAGATCTATCTCTCTATATTCCTTGCCGTCAAACACGTAGGGCTTTTCAAACCTCATTACATGGTTTTCGGTAGGAGTCTTTGTGTTCAGTGTTAATTGCACCATCTGAGTAACTTTCTTGGAAATTCTTTGTGGTGCAAACTTAAAAAACTCTATCGGTTTACCTGTTGCCTTTGCGGCTATAGCTCTTGCAAAGGCCGTTGATGTTTCGCTTAAGACCACTCCTGCAATCTCACGCTCACTAAATAGCTGCTTCTGAGCTTCGATTGCGTCCTTAATCTTGAGGTTTTTGATACCGCTAAGGTCTACTTCTGTGTATTCCTTACCCTCAAACTTATAAGGTCTTGAAAGGGTAATCACTCCCTCTTTCTCTTCCTTGGGAGTCTCAACCTTTGCCTCTTCCTTCTTTTCCTCGATATTTACTACCTTTGTCTCTTCGTTCATGACATTTTCCTTTCCGTGAGTCAGTGATTTTAAAAAGGCATAGCCCCCACTGCGGAGGCCATGCCCTTAACTTTTATTCTCTCTTTTACCCTGGCTTATACCAGTGTGCGGACTTCCGCAAGCATATCAATTCCGTTGGCGATATATACGCCGTTGAGCTTGTCGATTTCAAGGAGCTTTTCGCCGTCGTTCTCAACGAGAAGGTATTCTCGATCTTGCCAGGGTTGAACTTCTTAACACGGCCCATTTCAACGACTCTTAAGCCCTTGAAAGCGTAACCGCCTGTCTTGTCGTAGATCTGCTGTGCAGCTCTGAATGTAAGATTGACGGTCTTAAGCGGTGAAAGCATATCCTTGGCTGATGAATACAGTGTGTTAAACTGTACCTCCTGCTCCATGGACTCAAACTGTCCGATTGTAGGAGAATCGATCTCGCCGTTAATTCCCATGCCAGCGGTTGTGCTGGTCTTCATGTTGACTTCGGGTAATGTGAGTGAAGCGGCTACGCCTATCATCTTCTCGCCATCGAGATAGCAGTTGGCATCATTGATCTTCTCAGGTACATAGTTATTGGAAATCATCTGCTCTTATCCCCCTCTCTTAGCTCAGTGCCGAAGATAAAGCGTCAGGATCGAACTCGATCACATCCTCAATATCCTCTGCCGGTGTGAATGGTGTAATGTACTGGTGGAAAGTGAGCTTGCCGTTCAAGAGATCGGTTGTTGTGTTCTCTTCCTCGTTAAATTCGATCTCATAACGAGCGCACACGCCTCTTGAAACGAAGCCGTTTCCTCTTACGTTCTCAGAGTCAACGATAGAGTCAATGAGTCTCTTGTTGGCCGGTGAATCCACCTTCTGAAAATACGTAAGAATGAATGTGTTGGCAGCCCATGACAGGAATCTTCTTACAGAAAACCATCTGTCTTTAGGATCTGTGTTGCCAGGATAAGCGGCTGTGTTGTTGCCCCACAGTCTGAATCCGTTCATGTTAAGGAATGTTGCCACTCCGAAACTGTTCACGGTATTAGCCTGGTCCTGGTCAAGCACAACCTCTGTGCCGTCTACGAGACAAGCCTTAGAGATTGCAAGGATCTTGTTTGAAGGAGATACGTTAGGTGTATCATCGTTGACAGAATCCGTGTAGGCTGTAAGAGCTGCTGCCAGTGAAGATCCTGAGTAAACAGTCTCGCCCACCGCTGCAAAAGGCCATACCGCATAAGCGTTAGGGTCTGATACAGCCTGTGACTGCTTGAATGTGTTTACGTCAGAATACTTCTTAGCTCCTGATGATGTGGAGTCAATGTCGATAATGCAAACGCACTTGAAGACTCCGTTAATCTCCTTGGTCTTAGCCTGTAATGCTGCGGCTACTGTTGCGTCTTTGGAGAATCTAGGTGCAAGAAGTATTCCAGGAGTCATAGAGAACTTAGGATAGATCTGACGGATTACCTCAAGTCCCTTCTCTTCTCCTGTTGAGGAATTTACGCCGCCCACGATATCAGAAGCGAGTACGGCTGTAGGATCAATCTTGTTACCTGTTACTGTAAGGGTTGTTGCTGCCTTTGCAGTGTTAGATACCATGATCAGATTGAGTGTGCCATCATCATTGAATGATGTGGTGTAGTCTGTTCCTCTTGTGAGAGTTACAGCAGGGTCGCTGTCGTGAGCCGGAATTGCTACAACGAGGTTTGAATCAACGAGCATACCAAGCTCTTCAACCTTAGCCACAAGATTGTTTACCTGAACTGTTCCGCCAGTTGCAGCCTTGTAGTGTGTTGCAGGGTCGAGGACATTGATAAGGATAATAGGACCTGTGCCTACTACCTGGAATGTTGCGCTGATTGCTTCGCAAAGTGTGTAACTTGCAAAGTCTGATGAAAAGCCCAGCGCCTCTACAGCCTCTTTGTAGTTGTTTGCAAGGATGGGTGTGTTTACAGCCTTTGAAGGATCGTCAAGCACATTGACCGGTGCTGTTCCGACAACTACCTGTAATCCGGCAGTGCCGAGAACTGGGGCAACCAAGCTTGTAGCCACTTCTGAGGTGTACACGCCATGTTTGTAAGTGCTGCTCATTTAGTTTTTCCTCCTTAGATTTCTTTTTTGATTTTTTCATAGAGAATCGCCTGGGCGCTTCCCTTAGTGCCGAGTGCTTTTCTTGTCTCTGCAAAGTCCTGCGCATCAACAAGCAGCCCCTCAGCTATTGGGTGCTGTTCTAAGAACACTTTTAAAAGATCTGTGACACCATCTGTAAATACGGTGTACTGTCTTACAATCCCACGTACACTAGGACCGCAATATACTTTTGTGGTCTTGACCTCTTCCTTGGTCTCTTCAACCTGTGTCTTAACCTCTTCTACTGCTATTTCCTGTGTCTCAGCGGGCTTATTTGATTTTTTACTCATAAGAACTCCTTCAACTCTGTGTCCTGTGTCATAGCCGGTGCTGTGCAAGTAAAATTCACTGCTCCGAAGTAATAAGGTGCTGTGTCCTGAACCTGTAAAGCCCAAGCGATAGGCTTTACTACGGTGAAAGCGCCGCCAAAATAAGGGTGAGTGCATAGCCTTTGGATTATAAGCTCTTTGATGTTCGTTACATCCTGGTAGCCCTCCTTGGCCTTTCCGGTGTCATAGCAACAGATAACCAGTGAGAAATCTACCATCTGAGTAGAATCATCATTAGGAATCGTACCGTTTGTCATTTGCACTACGATGTATGGAGAAGCCGCCGCGTCGGTGTCAGCGTCTATGTCGTTGTCCTCGGGTATCGGAAGATCCTG